ATCAGTCAGTCTTTCGTAAGCTGTAAAGACAGAACCGGGCCACCGTGTTACCCTAAACGAACCATCTTCTAGAGTGCCTCGAACGTCGAAACAAAAGGTTGTGTTTTGACCAACAAATGTTAACAGATAGAAGTTTTCTTCTGGGCTGTAGATAGACCTAAAGAACTCTGTTTCTCCCTGTATCAGGCCAATGATGTCTTTTGTAATCGTACGGGATAACGTACTAATAGGCATTGACTTTTCTTGTATCGTACGTCCAAAGCTACGTAAACCCGTATGTGACAAGAAGATAACATCGGTTCCTGTCTGCTGTACTGTGTCTCTGTCAACGCAACCAACGCCTGCCACAGTATCTGACAAAGACATTGTTGCTGGCGCTTCTGCACCTTGGTAGACAACAATACTATGCTGTCCAAAGATAATTAACAGCCCATTGTGTGCTGCTAGTGAGACAATCTCATCATAACCGTCAGGCCATACCTTTGAAAGGTTGATGCTGCCACTTGTGCCACCTGTCCAGTTATGTCCAATCAACAGGTCAGACCAGTAGACAACAGACTTATTGTTAGTTACGTCAGCGCACCAGAGTCTACCATAAGCAGCAAGGACTTCATTAGCTTTTGGAATGTCCGATACTGCCGACGCTCCGGTTAGCGTAGACATTTTCTCTACTGCGCCTGAAGCGTTACTGTAAACTAAAGGCTCATAACCACGCTGGAAAAAGTAAATGTTGTCATTAAAGTCAACCATTTTCCAATTGTCGGAAGTAATTGTATAGCTACCGGGTGTCTCATCTACTAATGTAGTTGTACCGCTGATAATCTTATTGTTACCAACAGAAAATATTTTGCTGTTGCCTGCGTTATCTCTAAACTCTCTGATAGCACGTAGAGTTCCAGTGCCAAGAACAGTCTTGTTTGTTGTAGTAACGTCGTAGCCCTTACGTGCAGCAATACGGCCACGCTTGTCAATGACTGCGTTGTCTGCTACTTCTGCAAACGATGGGTCTTGAGCAATAGGAGAGTCTTCGGTGTTAATACCTTTGAAGGCCGGTGCTACAAGATTAATACTGCGTAGTTCTTGTGCCATATTAGATAGTCCTAAAGATCATCTCTTCTGGATGCTTTGCTGCGTCAATAGCAATAGCGTCTGATAGGTACTTGTCAGCAATAGCAAAGTATTCAGCAGTAGAAGTACCGCCTGTTTCACCACGCTCACGAGCCAACAAAGCTAACGCAAGGTGAATGACAGGTTGATTAGGGATCAAAAGCTTGTCTGAGTTAGACGTTAGGTCACCCTGACGCTTAACTACGTCAAAACGAAGGCTGTAAACACCATCTGGCACAGGGCCAACCAATACCTGAGTGTCTCCATTAGCGTCTAACCCGTTGTACGTATAGTACAGAGGAGCGCCTTCAGCGGCCCCTGCTATGTACAACGAATCGTTAAACCAGTCTTTACTCTGGTACTGCATAAAACAATTTTGGGTGTCATTAAGAACCGACATTACTTTTACGTCATCGCCAGTACCAGTTAGTGAGTAAGTGTTGTCTGTTGCTGTTGTTGAAATTGTGATAGTTTCACGCAGTGCAGACCAATCAGCAGCCTGCTCAACCATAGTCTTAGCATCGTTAATGAAGTCACCAGCCATCTTAGAGTAAGTACTTTCACTAACACTGTTAACTTCTTCTTCACGTAAACGTCGTAACACGCTGTTCATAATGTTTAAATATGTCATGCTAGTCTCTTTAGTAACTCATCAAGATTTTGTTGTGACCTTTGTTGCGGTCCAGTAAGCATACCAAAGTTTGTAGGTGCCTGATACCCCAAACCTGTAAACTGTTGTTTTTCAAAAGGTTTTATTTCTGGCTTAGTTAACATAGCCATTTGTTGTTGCGCTAGTTGTTGCTGTTGTTGTCCAAGTCCTGCAAGTCCCAAAAGACCTGCCCCTACTCCTTGACCTAGCCCTGAAAGACCTTGACCTAAACCCTCAAGTCCTTGACCTATGTTTCCAAGCTCGGTGTTAATACCTGCTACGTCTGTCATTAAACCGCCAACAGACGTTTCTAATCCGGCAATAGCTTCGTTAGTTGCACCAACAGCAGTAGTTACGTCTTCTGATGTTGCAAGCCCAGCATTAGCCAAAGCAGCATTAACGTCTTCAGGAGTTGTAAAGCCTGCATTGGCAACAGCAGTACCAACATCTTCTGGCGTTGCAAACCCAGCATTAGCAATAGCAGTACCAACATCTTCTGGTGTTGCAAACCCGGCATTCGCCAGTGCTGTGCCTACGTCTTCTGGCGTAGTGAATCCTGCATTAGCAATAGCGGTGCCTATGTCTTCTGGTGTTGCGAAACCAGCGTTGACTAGTGCAGTGCCTATGTCTTCAGGAGTAGCAAACCCTGCATTGGCTAAAGCAGTTCCTATGTCTGCTGGAGTAGCAAACCCGGCGTTTGAAATTGCATCAATTACGTCTTGTGGTGTGGCAAAAGGGTTTTCATCAAAGACAGACTGAACAATACCTCTTACTACTTCGGGATCTGCGTCTTGACCATCTCTGCCATCTTGACCGTCAACCCCGTCGACTCCATCACGACCATCAACACCATCAACACCGTCTACTCCGTCTACTCCGGGAAGTCCTTGCTCTCCTTGCTCTCCTTGCTCTCCCGGAGCACCGTCAACGCCATCTATGCCATCTATGCCATCTATGCCATCAACACCGGGCGGTCCTTGCTCTCCATCAACCCCATCAACTCCGTCACGACCATCAACACCCGGAAG